TAGAATTATAGGTAAATGTATGATGGGGTCAACTTCCAACGCCCTAGACAAAGGTGGAGATAACTTCAAAAAATTATACAATGCATCAGATGTCACTAAGCGAAATAGAAATGGTCAGACAAAGTCTGGTTTATACTCTTTGTTCATCCCAATGGAATGGAACTACGAAGGATTTATTGACGAGTACGGAATTCCAGTATTCACTACTCCTGACAGCGATGTGCTCGCCCCAGATGGTGAATTAATAGACATAGGTGTAATAGATAATTGGCAAAACGAAGCTGATGGTTTAAAAGATGATCAAGACGCTTTAAATGAATTTTATCGCCAATTTCCTAGAACTACAGAGCATGCATTTAGAGATGAGACTAAAAATAGTATATTTAATTTAATTAAAATATACGAACAAATAGATTATAACGAAGAAATGTCTAGAACTTTAGGAATTACAAAAGGTAATTTTCAATGGGTAAATGGTGTTAAAGATTCTCAAGTAATATTTTATCCAGATACTAAGGGTAGATTTAAGGTTAGCTGGGTTCCACCTTCTGGAATACAAAATAGAGTGGTACTTAAAAATGGTGTTAAATATCCTGGTAATGAACACATGGGAGCATTTGGTTGTGACTCTTATGATATATCAGGAACCGTAGATGGAGTAGGTTCTAAAGGAGCATTACACGGCTTAACCAGGTTTAGTATGGAGGACGCTCCTGCGAATAGTTTCTTTTTAGAATACTTATCAAGACCACCTACGGCAGAGATATTCTTTGAAGATGTTTTAATGGCATTAGTATTTTACGGTATGCCAATACTAGCAGAGAATAATAAACCTAGATTATTATACTATTTAAGAAGAAGAGGTTATAGAGGATTTAGTATGAATAGACCGGATAAAGTATGGAATAAATTATCCGTAGCAGAAAAAGAAGTTGGTGGAATACCTAATTCTTCAGAGGATATAAAACAAGCTCATGCGGCAGCTATTGAAATGTATATACAAGATCATGTAGGCATGAAGCAAGATGGAACGTTTGGAGATTTATACTTTAATGATTTATTAAATGATTGGAGTAGATTCGATATAAACAAAAGAACAAAGTTTGATGCAACTATAAGTAGTGGTTTGGCTATTATGGCAAATAATAGACATTTATACGCGCCAAATGCAAAAGTTGAAAAATCAAAAATAAATATAAACATTTCTAAGTATAGTAATACTGGAAGTAATTCACAAATAATCAAATAATAAATATGGCATATTCTGGCATTAAAAGTTATTTTCCAAGTCAAACAGTAAGTGATGCTGAAAAATTAAGCTATGATTATGGTTTAAAAGTAGCTAAAGCTATTGAAACAGAATGGTTCAATAATGATAGAAGTATTAATAAATACAGATCTAATCAAAATAATTTTCATAATTTAAGATTGTACGCAAGAGGTGAACAATCTATTCAAAAATACAAGGATGAGTTATCTATAAACGGTGATTTGTCCTATTTAAATTTAGACTGGAAGCCTGTTCCAATTATACCTAAATTTGTAGATATAGTTGTTAACGGTATGACGGAAAGAATGTATGATATAAAAGCATTTTCTCAAGATCCTTATGGTGCAAGCAAAAGAACAGCTTATATGGAATCTATATTGGCTGATATGCGAACGAAAGAATTAAATGCTTTTTCAGAGCAAGCTTTTGGGATACAAATATCAGAACATGAAGTAGAAAACTTACCAGATTCTGAAGAAGAGTTAGCGCTACACATGCAGTTAACTTACAAACAATCTATTGAAATAGCACAAGAACAAGCTTTAGGTGTTTTGTTAGAAGGTAATAAATACGAATTAATAAAGAAAAGATTTTATTACGATCTTACTGTTTTAGGTATTGGTGCTGTTAAAACCGGTTTTAATACCTCAGAAGGTGTTGTTATAGATTATGTAGACCCTGCAAATTTAGTTTATTCTTATAGTGATTCTCCTTACTTTGAGGATATATATTATGTTGGAGAGGTTAAATCTATTCCGGTAAATGAATTAGCAAAACAATTTCCTCATTTATCAGAAAGTGATCTTGAAGATATAATGAAAAATAAAAATTATAATAGATCTAATTATAATTCAAGACATACTTACAACAAAGAAGATAATAATACAATTCAGGTTTTATACTTTAATTATAAAACCTACATGAACGAGGTTTACAAAGTAAAAGAAACTGGAACTGGTGCTGAAAAAATAATACCTAAAGATGATTCGTTTAATCCGCCAGAAAATAAAGAAGGTGGATATTCTAGATTATTAAGATCTATAGAGTGTTTATATGATGGTGCTATTATTCTTGGTACTGATAAGTTACTTAAATGGGAAATGGCTAAAAACATGATGCGTCCTAAAAGTGATTATACTAAAGTTAAAATGAATTATACTATTGTAGCTCCAAGAATATATAATGGTAAAATTGATTCATTAGTAAAGCGTATAACTGGTTTTGCTGATATGATTCAATTAACACATCTTAAATTGCAACAAGTAATGTCACGTATGGTACCAGATGGTGTTTATCTTGATGCTGATGGTTTAGCTGAGGTTGATTTAGGTAATGGTACTAATTATAATCCTCAAGAAGCTTTAAATATGTTTTTTCAAACAGGTTCTGTAATTGGTAGATCTTTCACGCAAGATGGTGATCAAAATCCAGGTAAAGTACCTATTCAAGAAATTACATCTGGATCTGGTGGTAATAAAATGCAAGCTCTTATAGGTAATTATAATTATTATCTACAAATGATAAGAGATGTAACCGGACTTAACGAGGCTAGAGATGGTAGTATGCCGGATAAAAATGCTTTAGTAGGTGTTCAAAAATTAGCAGCTGCAAATTCAAATATTGCAACTAGACATATACTACAAGCTGGATTGTTTTTAACCGCTGAAACATGTGAGTGTTTATCTTTAAGAATATCTGATATATTAGAATACTCTCCGTCAAAAGATGCTTTTATGCAATCTATAGGTGGTCATAATTTAGCTACTCTTGAAGAACTTTCTAATTTATATTTATATGATTTTGGTATATTTTTAGAACTAGCTCCAGATGAAGAAGAAAAAGCTTTGTTAGAAAATAATATTCAAATTGCAATTAAACAAGGCGGTATAGATTTAGAAGATGCTATTGATGTTAGAGAAATAAGAAACGTAAAATTAGCTAATCAAGTTTTAAAAATACGTAGAAAAAAGAAACAAGAAAAAGATCAATTAATTCAACAACAAAATATTCAAGCTCAATCACAAGCAAATGCTCAAGCTCAACAAGTTGCTGCTCAAGCTGAAGTACAAAAAAACCAAGCGCTAACGCAAAGTCAAGCGCAATTAGAGCAAATTAAGTCTAATTTAAAATCTAGACAAATGGAATTAGAAGTTCAGCACAAAATGAAATTAATGCAATTTGAATTTGAAATAAACCAACAACTTCAAAAAATGAATATGAAAGAAGTTGACATGAAAGAAACAATGAAAGAAGATCGTAAAGATCAAAGAGTTAAAATGCAAGCTTCACAACAAAGTGAACTTATAGATCAAAGAAATAACAACAAACCACCTAAAAACTTCGAATCCTCAGGTAATGATATACTAGGCGGGGGATTTGATTTAGGTCGTTTTGAGCCTAGTTAAAATTTATTAATTATTATTATATTATATTATGGAAGAAAAATTAGAAGAAGTAGTTGAAGAGACTATAACAAATAATCAACAAGATCCAGGCGATGAGCATGTAGAAAAAGTTGATAAAAGTAAATTTGAATCCGCTGATGACGATAGTGTTATAAAAGTAGATTTAAGTAAACCACCAACACCAAAAGAAGAAGAAAATGAAACTAAAGAAGATAACGCTGACGACAGCGGAGTGGTTGCAGAGTCTGAAAATGCCGAGCCCACACAAGAACAAGAAGAAGTACAACCGGAAAGTGAAACACAAGAAACTCCAGTACTAGAGGAAATTACTGAAGAAGAGGTTAAAGAAGAAATTGAAGAAATAGCTGATGTAGCAGAAGAAGCTATTAAAGAAAACTTAGAAACCGGTAAAACATTACCAGAGAATATCCAAAAGTTAATGGATTTCATGGAAGAAACTGGTGGTGATTTAAATGACTATGTTAAGCTTAATCAAGATTATGGTAAATTAGATGATCAAGATTTATTGTATGAGTATTACAAGCAAACAAAACCACATTTAAATAATGAAGAAATTAACTTCCTTATGGAAGATCAATTCTCTTACGACGAGGAAAATGACGAAGAAAGAGATATACGAAGAAAAAAATTAGCGTTAAAAGAGCAAGTTGCCAACGCTAAAAGCCACTTAGACGGGCAAAAGTCTAAATACTATGAAGATATCAAAGCTGGATCTAAGCTCACTAAAGAGCAACAGAAGGCTGTAGATTTCTTTAATAGATATAACAAAGAGTCAGAAGCAACTAAAAAAACAGCAGAACAACAAAAATCTACTTTTTTAAATAAAACTGAAAATGTTTTCAATGACAAATTCAAAGGTTTTGAATATAACGTCGGTGATAAAAAATATAGATTTAACGTAAATAATGCTAACGAGGTTAAAGATACACAGAGCGACATTAATAATTTTGTCAAAAAGTTTTTGAACGAAAAAAATGAAATGTCAGATGCTAAGGGCTATCACAAATCTCTATATACAGCAATGAATGCTGATGCTGTTGCAAAACACTTTTATGAACAAGGAAAAGCTGACGCTATGAAAGATAGTGTTGCTAAAGCCAAAAACGTTAATATGAAACCAAGACAAGCTCATGGTGAAGTTGAAGCGGGTGGTATTAAAGTAAGAGTGTTAGGTGAAAATTCT